CATCAATTAAGTTTTCCACGTTCCCAGGTACTGAAAGTAAGTCTGGGTAGCATTCACCTTATCAACCTCAAAGCCGTAACACTTATCCTGCCACTCTCCAGCTACATAGATACCGAAAGTAGATCCCATCGGATCATCCTTTCTTTTCACCAGCGTTTTCCTGATCTCAGAGTATGGTGTGTAGGATCCTGGGAACTGTTGCTTATATCGCTCTATATCCTCCAGGAGATCTGCCAGGTTATTCACAAACAGCATAGTTACACCTCCTTTTCTTTCTTGAAATAATAATCAATAACACAGTCTCTACAATCCCAAATATCAATAAGATTACCATCATCTATGATTGTCAGGTGCTGAGGTTTGGCTACATGAATCAGATATACCTCATTCTGTTTCGCCTGTCTGCCAAACTCCCTAACAGTAATACCTTTGTGAGGTGCTTTCAGGCGTTTATATCCCTGGTTTTTCATAAAATCAACTATGTTTGTAGTATAGTTGAAATTCACATTACCAGAGGCCATAGCATTCCGTACTACACGAATCACAGCAACCCTCCAGGGCTCATTGAAGAAATAGGCAATGGCTCTGTAAACACAATCCCTTACGTGTTTGTTGTATGGGTTTTTGTTGAGATAGACATACTCCATAGTTAGTCCTCCTTTCTCTCAAACAGTTCACAAGCCTTGCAAAGCCTGGGCTTAGCATAGTAGATCACCTGATCCTTAAATTTAGGGTGTAGGATCTCCTTACGCTGTTTGAAACACACATAGCTCTGGTTCCAGGCATTGATAGTGGCCTTTCCTTTCCCCCAGTGCTTGCAGTCTTTGCATCTGGGATCATCAACACCCTGGATCTTATTCAGCTTAGCCGTGAAGCTCTTAACAGCCTTATCCAGATCCTGAAACTCTGACATACCCATTTCAGCATCTGCCTTATCCAGGATGATATTGGTATTCTCACCTGGTGACAGTACGATCTTTAGCGTTATTGATCCTTTCATTGATCACCTCCTTTCTCTATTTGTTTATCAATCAATTCACCCAGACTATCAACTTTCTTTGATAGCTTATCAGCTTTCATCTTCCACCACCACCTGGTGAATATTGTTTTTGTAAGTGACTTATATTTTGCCTCCATGAATTGACGTGCCAATTCCAAATACTGATCTGTCAGGATGTTTGTTACAAACTTATTCAGATCCTCTGCCAGTGGAGCTATTGATTTGCCTAAATCAGCAAAAGCCTTTGCAAGATCATCAGCAGTTTCCTGGGATATACCAGTTATATCTCCAGCTGGTGTAAGATCCTCATTGGTAAACATCCTCTGGCTCCTACACTGGAGTATGTACCGATCATCAGATCCGTTACGTTTCTCATCCAGGCCAGCAGTGTACCTGGTACATTGTTTTCTAACTGGGCAGTGTTCACCCCTACATAATGTTGTCATAATATTACTGATTTTGATTTGACTTTGTTTTCTTTCGTGTCTCAGCTCTGTGTGGAGCATCATAGGCATTGTGGCATTTCTGGCACAGTGCTCTCAGGTTGGATGGATCACAGTGCTCTGGAGTATGATCCAGGTGAGCTATAGTAAGCACCACCCTAACCGTCTTTCCCTGGGCATTCTGTCTGTAGGTATGATTGCGCACACCACAGAACTCACAGCAGTTGCCAGCTCTCTCCAGGATTGCAGCCCTGATCTCCTTCCAGTTCTTAGGGTATCTGGATTTATTTTCTGGTCTTATAGGCATATCTATTCTTTTATAAAATTTGAATCTACTGTTACTCTCTTAACCACAAACTCCTCTTTCACGTCTATGTACACAGCACCAGATTCACCTACAACAGTGTAGCCTCCTACACTGTGATCAATACTTACACACCTAATCTGCTGTCTCACATCAGGTATATCTTTGCCTACCTGATAGGTGGTGTAGCCATTCCTGCCATCCTTAACCACCAGATTTGCTATCATATCCATTGTTTTATAACATTTATATTCGTTACTGGTACATAGTAATTGAACTCTCCACGCTCCAGGGCTTCTATTTCAGCCCTCAGAGCCTCGATCTTCTTGTTTCTTACCTCCTGGTTGAAACCGAACAGATCAGCATCCACAGGCCGCTCTATGAGCCTCGTAAGCATTGATTTCTTTGCTTTCAGCAGAGAGACTGACTTAACTTTGATATATTCCTCTCCCTGTAGGAGCGTCTGGGCACAGATCACAAGCTCTACCTTTCTCCTGGGGTGTGCTACCTTGATCCGTGCTGCCAGGTACTCAAAGTACCACCTCCATTGCTCAACGATCCACATAGGCAGTTTGTTCCTGTAGTAAACCACCTCATCAACGTGGCATTTGTCATACACCATGATCTTTATACAGATCTGGGGAACTTGATCATCTGGTTTTCTCATCTTCTTTCAAGTATTTGTGTAGCACCACATTTACGATAATTGTCATAACCGTATTGACACCTGGAATGAATGCGTACCACGGCCATATATTGAACATACCACAGCAAAATAACAGTGCCATCGGTATTGATACTATATAAATGGCTATGCCTAATATTATTAGTAGAATTGTGATCATATCAGAATCTTATTTTTAGTTGTAGATCCTCAGGGTGTTTCTTATACCATTCCCTTTTGCACTTTATATTGTACTCTGCCATTTCCTGGCAGCTCTCAGAGGGTGAAAAACCAAACCGACAGTGCCACTCTGGAACGTCTGGAGATCCTAACGTCTTTGTGTACTCCCAGTGTTGGCATTTGTCGCATTTAGGTATCTTAGCCATTCTTTTACTGTTTTATCAATTATTGTACAACTGACTTGCAAGGGTTTGATCTCTGGCAGTTTTGTTTTTAGAGGTGTTCCAACCTTTATTGGAGTTGGTATTTCACGGCTCGTTACATCAGCTGCCAGGTATGGTATTGGCATTTCGTGTATCATCTGAAACGGATCATTTACCAGGAATTTCTCTATCATATTCCTCATCCATTCCTCAGAATGGTTATTCATGCCCTCCACCATCTTACGAATTATCTCGTTGTCTGTGTAGTAACTCATACTTTTTCTACTTAGTAAATCCCAATTCTCTTTTACCCTCATTCACAGCCAGGTTAAACCGTGCCCAGAGATCTTCACTTTTGAAAATGATATGCAGAGTGCCTTTCTTATAGCATCTGAACTGGAAAAACTCACTCTCATGTAGGCTACTGTCACCATATTGCACAAAGGAAACGGCCTTTTCCAGGCTCAGGTGATCGTAATCCTCTGCTGTTGCCTCATAGCCAAACTTATAGCCTCCGATCTTAGCACATTTCTCCTTACCTTTCTCTGAGAGGCTGTTAAGGCTCTCAAAAGGAACACCAGAGATAAAGCACATCACTTTGTCTATATCCCTGTACTCATTGTATCGGTTGTAATCAGCCCTGTAGCGTCCATTGCTCCAGCCTGAATCCACGAAGAAAGGCAGAACGATCTTTTTGTTCACCTTGAACTGGCTATTTGTTTTCCATCCCTCAGTAAGAACGGTGTTATCCTTGTGGAACTTTGTGAACATATCGTAAACGTCCACAACAGCCTTTTTGAGGATATTACGGCTGTTGAGGGCTACAAACTGAATCAGCTTATAGATATTCTCCCTGTTAAGTTCATAAGCTCCCTGAGCCTCGCAGAACTGATCAAATGTCTTACGCAGATTGGCTGTCATATACTTTTCCATTCCCAGGTTTGAAATGATCTCTTTCCATGCCCTGGACTTTGCGGCATTCAGGAAAGCATTGTAGGCACATTGCATATCGCTGTCAGATCCTTTCATCTGTGCCATCTGCTCACCTACCAGCTTGCTCACATCCTCTGTGCCCATGAAAGCGGTCACGTAGAAATCCAGCTTCTTACGTGCCTTGATAAACTCCACAGCCGCCTCCTTTGCCTTATCCCATGCGTGTAGGTAATCTCCCAGCTTATCCACAATGGCGATCTCAGATCCAGAGGAAACAGCCTCTTTGAAATCGGGTACACCCTCTATCTTTGCACCATCCCCAAAGTCGATGTGCCACCGCTGATCTTTGACCTCCTTGTGCAGTCTTATCATGGCAACCTCTACGTTTGTCTGTCTGCTGGCTCCCCTGAAACATCTACCCAGGTATTCCACCGATCCATGATCATTGATGATCTGTGCCAGGAGCTTTCTCTTCTGGGTGTATGGGTTCCTGATCGTCTCTGCATTAAGGAGGCAAACAATGTCACCAGTCCACATAATATCCCATGCGTGCAAAAGGTGTTCATCACCATTGCTGAACGGTGGATTCATCACTACCAGGTTAAACGTGTGCGCTGGCTGGTAGCCCAGGAAATCATCAGCCAGGATCTTATAGCCTTTGCCCTGTAGCACCATCACCAGCTCTGGATTGATCTCACAGGCATACAAGTTTTGCTTAGGCACTTTGTAGGAATAGCTGTCTGCCAGGTAATCCAGGATGGATCCAGTACCAGCACTGGGTTCCAGAATCTGTTTCTTGCTTATGTTTTTCCTATAGGGGGCTATCATTTGAGAGATAACCTCCCTGGGTGTCGGAAAATACTCTGTATCGAAAATATTGCTCATATCTTTTATCTTATACTTATACTCTCTGCTCTATCCACATCACCGTTTTTCCAGGCTATTAAAATGGAATAATCATCAATCTCAATGGAGATCTCTTGTACCTCATTCCCGCTAAACCTGACGGTGCTACCGTCCCATAACTTTGCTACCATATCAATATACTCTTTGGTTTGTCAATTCCACATAGAAGCTCTTATCTGCCAGGGATGGACGCTTCTCTATTGCAAAGCGTCTCAGATCCTTTTTGTCGTAAGAGGGCTGTGCCTTTCCATTTACGATCTTAATAAACGGTGTGCCTGTGTATCTGAGCTGGCAGAAGAAACTGCCATCACTTAGCATTACGTCAATAAGTTGTGCTTTCTGTGCCATAATCATACCTCCTTAACTTTTTCTGCTAATAATTTTCCTGTAGTCATAATCGTCTCATCAAATGAGATAATTCCATTATCAATTTTTATTGTTGTATCTTTCTGCTCTAAGAAATAGCCGTGCTCCTTACAGAATATTGCAAGCTCATGCCTGAAATTCTGGATCTCTGCCTGTAAGTCTATCTTTTTAGCCATGCTATGCCTCCTTTCCTGGGTAAATCTCCCTGATGCTCTGGAGTGTGTCAGCATTCACCAGGGCAATACGTTTGTAGTAACGCTTGCATCCCTCCTGGAAACCTCCACACCATTCCAATTCCTTACCATACTGTTTGATGGTATTCTCTACCACCTTATCAATGTTTCCCTCCAATGCTGGGAAACCAGATCCGATCCTAATCTGATCATCAGTGTCCTGCTGGAGCACTCTCAATGTAATAATTCCGTTTGCCATATCAGTGTTGCATTTAGATTGGTTTTACTTATTGTTTTGTCTGGCTCTGTGTACTCCCTGTGTGTAGCCTCTTTCAGCTCTCAGCGTATCGTGGTACTTAGCCTGTCTCTCTGTCTCTATTACCTGGGGTGAGGTGTTAAGAAACTCCACCTCAATCCCCATGTCAGCATAAGCCTTTTTGATAGCATCTTTGATCAATCCCATATCACATCCTCCCTACATTATTTTTCCACATATCCAGAGCCCAATCCAGGCTTTTCTGGATGCTCTCAGCTCTCTGGGCAAAGAACTCAGAGGCTTTTACTGGGTGAAGATCCAGGAGATCACCTTTGCCATTGCCATTACGGAAACCTGTGTAACAGTGATCCTGAGCCTCTTTCTCTGTGTCGAATACTACAGCATCAACGGTTGCTGGAAAGAAACAGCTACCTTTGTAGCCTTTGCCTAAACCTACATAACAGTAGTAGCAATCACCTCCGAAACCAGCTACCACATAGCCAGTGGAGCTTTTCAGATCCTCTGCCTTAGTGATTGCCTTTTTCATTGCATCAATGTAATCCTGTTGCTCTTTGGAATAACTTACCTGTGTCATAATCTGAAATTTTAATTGATGTTGCATTTATTAAGTGTGTTTGTGAAACACAGTGCAAATATACGGACTATTTCGGAAATAACAAAGTTTTTAGCGGAAAAATTCACCTGGTGAACGTGTTTTTATGCTTTTTTAACTAATTTACGTGGTAAATTTTATCTGTGTTTATCAAACACATCACAAAAATTATTGCTATATTTGCACCGAATTTTAATTAAAATGCAACTTGATTTATGAACAAAAAACTCTTTGAAAAGGTTAAAAGTCTGTGCAAAGACACTGGACTTTCAGAGAAGTACCTTAAAGCGATAACCGAAAAGCTCGGTGGCAGCATTGAGGATGATTCTACTGATGAGGCAGCGATTGAAACGGCTGCAAACCTGGTGGCTGACGTGGCTAAGGAAAGCCAGGGTGAATCCTCCAGGTGGGTAGATGCTTTCAAGAAAAAGAATCCAAAGCGCAAGGATTCCGATGATGATGATGATCCAGACGATGATTCCGATGATGATGATGATCCAGACGATGATCCTGATGCCAAGAAAAAGGGCAAAAAGGATCCGATGATGAAGCTCTTGAAAAAGATGCAGAAGCAGATGGAAGATCAGGCAGCGGAATTGAAAACCCTGAAAGGCGAAAAGGCTGCTGGTGAGCGTACAGCTAACATCCAGAAGCTGATGGAAGATCACAAAATCCCCAAGTATCTCCGTGATACGCTGGCTAAGTCAATAGCTGAGGGTGACGATGCTGAGGAAACCATTAAGAACTTTAAGCAGGGGCTGATCACCAACGGACTGGAAACTGAGGAACCAGAGGGTAAAAAGGTGGCAAGTGAAAAGCAGGTCGATGAGGCCGCTGATAGCTTGCTGGAGTCAATAACAGTTAAATAACAAAGAAGATGAAACGTAAGACCGATTCATTCACTGGCTCCCGCCCAGTGTTTACTGGATCACCCAGTATCGTTCCTGGAGGTTTCAATCTGGACGTGACAAACCAGAGCTTCAATGTGGGTGACATTATCCCCATTGGTTCTGTAGCCACTTTCAATGAGCAAACCAGGCTGGTGCAGATCCTGAAAACTGCTGAGGTAGTGGAGATTGATTCAGACGATGCCAAAAAGGTATCTCTGAAAGTAGCCGAGTTCTTCAAGCCCATTTTCTGTGTTGGTGAAAAGGTGGCTAAGGCTGGTGCTATCTCTGGCACTTATGCTAACGCTGTCTCTATCGCTGCCATCACGAAAACGAAGAGCACGTATGTTGTAACCCTCAGTGCCGCCATCAGTGGCCTTGCTGTGGGTGATACTCTGGAAGAGGTGGTTAAGGATGCTTCTAACAATGCCGCTGAGAGGTTTACAGGCCGTGCCGTAACCATCAAGGATGTTGAGGTAGAAGAGTTTGAGACCCCTATTGACGTGTGCGCTGATACTATGCAATACGCTCTCCTGGAGAGACGTGTGCCTAAGATCCCCGCAAGCCAGAAAGATGCCTCAGGTATGGCTCTGGCTGGAAATCCTCACGTGAAGCTCTCACAGTCGTACTAACCCTTTAATACGATTAAGAAATGGTATCAATTTTCCAAACTTTCAAGGGCTTGCACAAGAATGGTGCTCCCCTTGACCTCCTGGCTACATGGAGGAAAACTTTCGATAAAGCCTCTGAGCGTGAGGTGGCTTTGTTCCAGAAGATGTACTGCGATGAGTGGTTTGACTGGAATACACCTCAGATGAGCCTTACTGCTGAGGCTATTGTTGGTAAGTACAGGATCCGCTTCATGGCTACCCTGCTGGGTGACGAATCTCCCACACCATTGAGGCGATCTGACGGTTTCGACATCTGGACTAAGGAGATCCCACGTGTGGGTCACAAGTTCCCGATGCCTGCAAGGGATTACCGTAAGCTCCTGGAGATCTATGAGAATCCCCGCCTGAAAGAAGCCGATAAGGTTAGGCAGATCGAAAAGACCTTGAAGCATGACGTTCAGGATGCCTACCT